CACCTTGAAAAAGGAAAGGAAAAGAGATTGGTAACCAAACTGCGTTACCAATACTAACTTGTCCTTCGAAGCCTATAGGCAGGATCAGCGTCCCCTGGCAAGCCTCACCCCCAAAGGGGCAGAGTTGCCTATGCCGGCATAACGCACGGTATACCTTTAGTCCCGATGAACGCTCACGCGTCCATGACCTGGCATGGTAACCAGGTGCGAACTGATTTAGTTCACCCGTTACTAAAGCGGGTTTCGGACCGCCAGTGAGATGTGAACCAATTATATAACGGTTCCCATCCCTCCACTGCGCTTAAGAGAGTACCACCCCATGGTATTTCTACCATGGTCTGTTGCTCCCAGCGCTGCCAACGTTCGTTGTAACGCCTTCGACCGAGACATGGGTAGTGATACCCTGCCGGGGCGTAGGCTGGCCCGTCGCCAATGGCGACTGGCCCGCGAATGGTGTCAGCGATAAGCTGCGCAGTTTGTCGGAACGACCTAGCGTTGAGGGCCGAGACCAATTGCACCGTCGGTGCAGTGGCGTAGAAGGTGTGAAACTTCGGTAGGATACGGGGACGTACTATAGAGACGTCCTCGCCCTCGAAGAATTCACCCCCACACGATTCGCGAAAGCGAACCTCAGGCCCGCAACACTTGCTCACATTGAGATGAAACCCTGCACGTTCGTACAGGTCGCATACAGCGGAGAAGGTATAGGCCGCAGTGATGGTGTCATCACCAACTTGCGTCCAATCCGACCCCGCTACCCGTCTACCAGTCGTACGGTCCGCAGCATATCGCAACGCTGCGAATACCAACGACTCGACAGGGAAGCATGTCGCCGCACCCATAGGTGCGAACGTATTTAGAGTGACCTCCTGGTCCAACATAGGAAACCAGGCGGCGTCGCTTCTGAATGCGAGTAGACATTCGGCCCATTCAGTCGGAAACAATGCTTCGACGTGTTTTATCTTAACATCGTCTGATGCATTGGATAGATCGATCGTACACGGTTGTGTAGATCGACCCCACTGGTGACACTCTGACCCGAGGCGGGCAAGGCTTAAAGCCCTTGCCTGGTCCTCAAAGGGAAAGTGTGCCCCAGGACGGCGGAACATGCGCCTGTAAAGCTCATCCATGAGTCCTTGTTGAAGGAACTGCATGGTAAGCGGTTCGCAGGAGATAGTCCGTATCTTGAGAGCATCCTTCGGAACCGCGATCACTCGCGTGACCGGATCGATTCTATCAAGAGCCCTCAATGGCTGATGGGGGAGGCGCAATAAGGCCTCTGAGTCGTAACCCAAGTAAGCGTCCACTTTCATGAACGTTGACTTGAAGTATAACTTCTCAAGGCCCTTCTCACGCGTTGCGACGGCACCGGGCCCGTGACGGAATCTAAGACTCCGTATCTCGGGTGGCCGTCCACCGATCATACGCCGGATAAAATACCGAGCATGATCGAGTTCGACGGCAGTAAGGTGAAGCTCTACATCAGAGCTTAACCTATCCGCGGTGTCACGCAATTGCGCAAGTTGCGTCTCTTGGTCGACGTTTGCATGCAACCGGGAGAAGAATCCAAGTCCCTGCTTGAGAGCCTGTATTGCTACAGGATCCCCCGCAGTGACGAATTCGAGGTCACCAATATAGGCGACCTCCCCAGCACTTGGACGGGAGCACAGTTGCTTAACGTACTCCTTGTACAAGTTCGCAAGATCGGTAAGAGAGGCATTCCGAATCATCTGGAATACCTGATCAATACTGGTCCGCGATGCATGACCCAATCGAGTTTGGATGTTCCTGAAGTCGCAGGCTAGCGACTTCCGGATCGATTCAATCATGATTGCTCCTTTGCCCCATTGAAGAGGCATCAATCTGAGTTAGTTGACCGTATGGACCCCTTGCGGGTTCACTACGTATTAAAATAAACCTGCAGGTTGTTCCTCCAGGCCTTGAACCACACGCGAACCTCATATGCAAGCCAGTACGGGTCGCCGGTCAGGTATATATCATTAGACGCAAGATCCTCAAAATGATCTCGAATCTTCTGATTAATAACCTTCCAGCATTCCCGCACACGCTTGCGCGAGGTCCAACTGTAGTCTGTGTCCCGGAGGGACGTTGCCAGAGCATCTGTGATGCGAAGGGAAGCGAGCATACCAGTGAAAACACACTGGGACTCGACTCCCCCAAAGCGGCTCCAGTTGAAATCATCGATCTCAACTCGATACTGCTTGATCATCCGGATGTTCTCCCGAATGGCTCTCAGAGAGAGAGCATCGGTAGCGTAGGACGTACGTGCAGCAATTGCTGCACGCCATGCTACGCGAGCAACCTCGCCAAGAAGGCGAGAGATCTGATAGTAGGCTGTATATGCCATACTAAACTCCTTCCACCCAAGGTGGAGTTAAGGTTGATTTTAATCATTTTTCCTGAGTCTGACTTGTCCTCGCTTTCGCGAGTGCCTTCAGCCGCTTGATTACCTCAGGGGAGAACAAAACGCTCTCCTCCTTCTGGGTCAAAGTTACTGGCTTACCGTCATTAAGGTAAGAGTAATATGCGTCCGTTGCGACTTTCACATTCGCTTTCTTCAACAGAAAGTTATTGCGAAGAGTCTCATTGGCGCGTACATGCTGTTGGACTTTCAAGTCGTATGCCAACCGTGCTGCCAGATACTCCTCGTTTGCCCGTTTCCAGGCATTCCAGTAGATCTGCAGCATTTCGTCCCGATTCGGGACCATGGTAGCCATACTGGACTCCCATCCTACGGCATGACGCCGATGATGAACTTATTCAGAACATCATCCTGCGTTCCAGCCGTGGTCGAGTCCGTGGGATTCAGGAGGTAGCCGACATTACATGCAACTACCGCCCTAGCATTTGCGGCCGAATCCACATTCACCCCTGTAGGGGGAACGAAGTGATTCGGAACGGTAAGAGTACCGTTGAAAGACCACACATGCGGGCGGCCGTTAATATCGAGACACACCATTTGAGTCAGGACCTGAACACGTTCAGATCCCGACTGACCAGGATTTCTCCTGGTCTGTGCCACGGTATGACGGAATTCATCGACACCAGCCAAGCCGGCGGTGGCGACGGTTGCAGGATCAACGATGTAAACCGCAGAGTTCATCGAAGAACCGCGCTTTACAGCATCGTACGTCGTTGCCTTAGCATAGGCAGCGGCGGTCGGGAAGGCCAACTGTGCTTTGAAAGAATCGAGCATAGTTATCTCCTTTCTGTCTATCGACAGATGGGTTGTGTAACACCAAGGGTGCTACGAGTGAATTTAGGAAGAGCTCAAGGCTTCTTCCGTCCAAAGATCTTCTGCACTAGCAGAGATCCGGATATTAGCACCTGCTTTATGCCATAATGCGGATGCATCTTTGGCAACACATTAAAAGCAGGCCACAACATTCGCCGTGTATATGAGCGGGAGAAATTAGTAAATTTCTTCCCTTCCCATTTACCAGCAGCCCTACCTTCCTGACCGGTGGGGACATACGTCCCCTGCCACTCAGACCAGGTCTTGGCCTCCACTTTGAAGGAGTGCCAATGTTGTCGAATCTCGATGGAGGAAGCGATTCCTCCTAGGGCTCGACGGGGCTCTGCCTTCTGGATCAATTCCTTCACAGGAAAGAACCAGTCGGCGACGAATGAGAATGGGACTAAGTCCCACGCTATCTGAAGAGGAACGTTTAAGCCCAAAATCTGGGACAGAACCGCGTTCGCTTGCGCGGTCTCGGACTTGGGGTACACGCGGACGTAAGCACTGAGATTGCCAGATATTGTCAGTTCTTGACAGTATTTAGCAGTATATTCCCAGTGCGCGCCGCCTGGACCACAATTCCACTGAGCGTTCCCTCTTGGAGATTCACTTTTAGTGGTCACTACCGGAGTAGCTGCATTAACTCGATGCAGCTTTCCGTTCAGCAACCGCTTATACCATTCAAGATGCGCCCTGACTTGGAAGTACTTTCCAAGCCAGTTGCCGAGATCATCGGCAAGAGGTAACGCTCCGAATGATACCGCTAGATGAGCCCCCGCAAGGTCGCGGAGACACCAACGTAGTGAATTCAACTTCACACGCTCACGCACGCCAGTCCACGCTATATTCTTACCGGACTTATCTTTTAGATACTTCCAGCGCGTAATGGTTTTATTCCCATTACGCCGAATAAAGCGCAGGATCCCGTTGATATTCTTGGCCAGCGATGGCACAAGGTTTTTCAACTGGGCAAACTCGGCGACGTTGATACCGATAGACGTATCGTCCGGCATTAAGCCGTACGCGTCATCGAGGAGTCGCTCCATCGCCTTAGACCAATCGAGCAGTTGCTCGGGATGATCTGGAAGCGATGGAAGGGGCAGATCCCTCCGGTCTTCAGTGAACCAAAGGCGATCATAAGTCCCTAGCGCACCCTGCCAATGTGTATGGTAGTAGTGGGGAGTGGAACCTGCATATGCGGTTGCATTTGCAGAGTAGCCCCAGTCCGCCGGCCCGTAGAACCGTTCAGTACCGGTTCTTACGTGGTGGCAGTTGTGGAACTGTCGCTTACCATTCCCGTCCCATGTAATAGTGCTAGTTTTAACAGTGCCCGGGAAAGTGTCAGTATAGATACTCTCCCGTGTGTCAACCAACTGGCCATCCCGCCAGATACGATTAATCGTTCTGTGGGTGACCGTTGTGTCGACGGCGTTGTCAATTCTAGATCGTTGCATGGAACCTCCAGTGTGAGTTAAGGGATCTCCCTGATAAGGGGAGA